TCTGCAACTTTAATTTTGCATCGGTAATGATGGCCTTTCGCTGGCCATCCATTATTCCGTACTGCTTAAAATCTTTATGGAGATCGTCCTTTACCTCAGGATTAATTGGAAACAAGCCGGCTTCGCCGGTATCGTTGCTGTCATTTGTAAGCAACCATTGCGGACCACGATTGCGCGTGAGAGAACCGCGGCTATTTAGGGATGCAATAAGATTATCAATAGGATCTACAAGAGAGAACAGCTTGCTATCAGGCAGAAACAGCGAAACGTTTTCGCTGCTACTATTTGACATGAACATACCAGTACTGATCTGGTTTTCCTTTAAGAAGAAAACATCATCGGGGTTAAGATCAATAGTCTTGCCCATATATGTGAGCTGTATCCTCCGAAATGGCTTACTACCTGATAAAAAAAAGAAGTCAGGATTATCCTCTACATGAAGCATCCACGGTGGAATATTCCAAAACTTCCAGGTACTGTAATCATTTTCGAAGCCGATCGGCCGAATGCGCAGGACCGGGCAATAGCCGTATATCTGCTTATAGACAGACCCTTGCGCTTCGAATTGGCTACCGGACTGAATCGCGTTTGGGCGTTTAAATAGTTTACGCAGGCCTTTAGCCTGCACAGTGTCTGCTTCCTTGCCGTCTTTATCTCTGATGGTGCGCTTGCCATTGACCATCGCCTGGGCCTTGCGATGTATTATTGAAGCAACGATGGGGTTGCGCTGGTAAGCTATGAGTGAGCTATTGAAGTTGCCCCAGATGAAGGCTTTATCTGCGCCATTGACGCCGAAGAAGAAATTTCCATTGCGATATCGTGAAGGCTGTATCAGCTCAGAGTCGACGGACTTTTTGGCCATGCTCATAATAGCATTGCCAAAATTCCCCTTCATCAACTCTCTGCCTGCGATAGCAATTTTATTCATTGTACAGAAATAAAAAAGGCGCCACCGCTATCGTTAAATAGCAATGGCGCCTGAATATTTTGGCGCTCTAAATTTATAAGACAGACTATAAAACTGGCAGTGCCTTGGTGTTAGATTTAACTGCGGTTACAACAACATTATTTACCTCACCGCAGTTATCGCACTTGATCCTTGCCATGCCTTCAACAAAAGTTCCTCCACGAATGATGATGCTTTTACACTTCTTGCACCGTGGTTTTGGTTTTTGTTGATCAGGCATTCCGGATAAAATTACAACATTTCCAGACTTTGCTAATAAAATTAGCATTTTATTTTACACGTTACAATTTCGTACATTGCAAGCCTTGAAAGTTTATTATAAAATACCGGACTGTAGCAATGACCTGGAGAGTAAAATGATGGGGTTATTGTATGAGAATTATAAGCTACGTATCCTGCTGGCGGTAGCTCCGGTTAAAGTACTGACCGATAAGGAACCGAATGGAATGATCATCATCGAAAGAACAGCCTACTCAATAGAGGTGCGCTATGAAGGATGGACGCCAGAGGTGGAACTGATTCTTAAATTCCTTATCGCCCAGATAAAGGAAGTGCAGAAGGTTAAGTTTTAGGATCGATTTCCGTAAAGCTAAATTTGATACTCACAGTCGAAGATATTTGCATTAAGATTTTAAATAGCTCAGGGTCGATAATGTTTCCCTCGATATAATGCAGTGGTTCGTGATCTCCTTCTTCCACAATGAACCTTGCATTATCGTTGTTCTCAATCACTCCTTTGAGCATTTCCATGTCTACGTGAAGGTCATGAGGGAGCTGGATTCGAACCCAACGTGTATCTGGACGAATGCCATGTATGTTGTTTTTTAGCCAATCAAATTGACCTGGTATTACAGGTAGGTTCATACTTTCAAATTTACATACTTATCCGGTATACCTCATTGTGTAACTATGTTCAAAGTACCTGATGGCCGCCATCAAGTGATCCGGCACACCGTCGACTGGCGTACCTATGGAGACCTCGTCCCCAGTAATCATGTCAATGGCCGTCTGCCAGATGTAGGTCTTCAACTCCTCTTCCAGGTTGGGAGAATCAACATAGTGACCATTGTATCGTTTAACACTACTGATGCTGGCCACAACGCTATTAGGCCCCTTCTTGGCCATACGGTATGGAACATTCAGCCGTCTAAGCTTATTGGACATGCTTTTATCGTGGTCCCCCCACACTTGGCTGGAGCTGGTCATGCCGTTGTCGACCAATATCTTCTTGATATAATGCTCGATGGTCATTGGCTTTCCGTCAGGGAGAACAAGGTTCTTTGAATTTATCTCGTCTTGTATTTCATCGTTAGACTTATAGAGCAGTTCCTGGTAGTAATGATCTTTCCCATTGATGCACACTTTCACTATCGTTGTCTTGTCGGTCGTATACCCGATGTCCATCCCGAATCCAAACAGCAGGCCTTCCGGTATTTTGTCAACTCTCTTGAAGTTGAAAATGACTCCCTTAGTCATACCAGTCATTCCCCGGGCATATACCTTGAACCGCTCAGGATCGCTGATAGCTTCGTAATCCGCATGCTCTTCTTCAGTCAAAAACGGGTTGTGGCGATGGTCCACAATGAACAACTGGACCTTGTCAAGAAACTGAGATTCCCCTTTGTTAATCAACTTCGCATGCGCCCAGAATGCAAATGTTGGGTTATAATCCAGGATGATCTGCCGGCGGCACTTACGTTGCAACTCCCAGAACAAGTTATAGCTAACCAGATTTGCCTCGTTGATAAAAACATAATCATGTTCGGCGCCGCGAGCATCCTCATCATCTTCGAAGCTTACAAAGGAAATGATTGACCCGTTGGTGAAATGGTATTCCCTATCTGACTTGTTGTAGAATGCTATATGCGGGGAAAACTGCGGGTTGTTGGCAATGTATTTCTTAAAGGCTCTTATGGCGCCTCGCTTAAGATTGGGCACATCTATCCCTACGACCGTTACCTGTATGCCCTTATTTTGAATTGCCTTTATTGCCAGGTACTGCAGGATGGTAATTGTCTTTGCGGCATCACCACCACCCTGGCAGACAATAATCTTTTTTAGGCAGGCCTCGAGCTTCATGAACAAAGGGCCAGTAAGCATAGCTGGCTTGTCCTTTGTCACGTATACCTTTCTGGGTTTGGCGTAACCGATCATTCTGACTCTTTAATGTCCAAGTCCGGATCGTCTTCCGCTGACACGACCAATATTGTTGGTGGCACGGTCAACGGCGCTCCATCCTTGCCGGTAACCTCCTGATACTCTTTAAGACCTTGCTTCCTGGCTATTATGTTAGCGTTGAAGGCGCCGATGGCGGCACCTTCTATTTGTTGGGTGTTGATAACATTCTCGATGTGCGCTACGATCAACAGAAAATCTTCAGATAACTTATTCTTTTTGAATGAATGCCAATAGTTTTCTGATGCATTCAAATAAATACAAAGGCCTGATAGCGTATATGGTCTGACCACCGGCACCTTTATAAGCCTATCTTCTTTTAAAACGGCCGTCTTGTTTGTTTCGACCTTATACCATGGGTGAGAGTCAACCCAATTAAAATATTCCATTGCTGCGGTCATGAGCTCCTGTGGACTGGCAAAAAGATAATCCCTGCCGTGCTTTGACCTAATCTTCCAGAATTGATTTTCTTTTGGGGCCGCCATATACTCAAATTTACTAAATTATTTAGCATTAATCAGTTAACAACTTTTGTATCTCTTTTGTGAAATGCATTATTTGCTGGCGGTCCATATTAGAAAGCGGAACAGGAATAGCACCTATTACCTCTGCAAACATTTCATCAAGCGTAATACCGTAAAATTTACTTAAGGATATAAAAGTATTAATAGACGGTTCGGCTCGCCCATCTTCGTAAGAGCCGTAAGCTGACCGGTTTATTTTTATTCCTTCGGCAATCTGTCGCTGAGACATTCCGGATTTCTTTCGGAGCCTCTTCAAAATTGCTGACGTTACTGGATGTCTCATGTTACTTATTTAAATAGGATGTCTGAACAATAACCAAGGAAATGTATTTGCAGGCGCCAGTGGCTGACATGCCACCGCGGATGCTGGTACCACTTTCGTCTCGCATGCAGAACGTGCCGGGTTATACACCAGAAAAAGCGCTCAAATTCCAATTGGTTTTCCCAGTCTTGATCGGAAACGTGAATTTTCAAATCATCTACATAGTTGTAACAGCAGGAGTTTATTTTGATAATATCCTTTGCGGTTAAATGCTCCATGAATAAAACCCATTTTATGTGGCGATAGGTTGTATAGATTAGATGCATTCGGTACCGGTCGCTCCAGTTACGGTAAGTATTCAGTACCTGGTCCCGGTCAAACTTCATTTCTTTATTAAGCCGCACGCGGTGAGCGTCGGATATCGTCGGGTATGTCCAGCCGCAGCTGTCATCGGTGCCATCCGTTTCTGGATCCCTGTGCCAAATGGTAAATAGTTTAAAGCGCTTTACAACCGTGAATTCATCATGCATATTGGTATTGTTAAAAATCCCGCGCCCACCTAACAGACGCGGGGCCATTGAAGATTACACGTCACCGGCAGATTCAATTCCTCGGTGACCACAGGAATATCTTTATAGCTTCATCCAGACTGCCATCTCTTTTTGTAGCGGCTTTTTGTTTTCATCGAGATATTCGTGGTGGTGCCACTTTGGTAGACAATTTCCACAATCCCATCCGGTATAACTGTTGCCAGTTTCATACCCTTTTACCTGCCAAACCTGCTGATTTATTATACGATTATGTTCGACCGAGTCTCGTACCCAATCTTTTTTTTCACTATCGTAGTGCAATGGAAATATCTCGCTATAATCGTATGTGGATGTATCGCTTACCAAAATAAAGCAGGGAATGGTGTCGTATCTTTTGAAGTAGGTAGTCGTATCGTACAGGTGCAACTCATTTGTGGTTAACCGACTTCCGATTACACGTTTATTTTTTACCTCTTTTGTTGTGAATGGTACCGTGTCACTAAAATGATAATGCAATTCTTCCAATGAATCCCAACTCCTATGGTTCTTATCATAGTACACATCATTCTCGTTGTAATTAAATTCTTTAAAACCCAAACCTATCGACTTACCCCGGATATGGGTACCGGAAGCTACTTTTTTCTTCTTTGGTATAGAATCAAGCCTATCCCGATGCGTCTTCATTTGGCTAATAAAATACTCCAAAGCTATTTGGTCAGTCTTCATTAGACTATAGTATGGTGTCACCTGCCATTCTGGATATTTTATATGTTCTTTACAGGATAGTAAAAGCAAAGCCATCAATATGGGAATAAGTAGTTTCATTTTTTAAAGTTTTTGTAGTCCTCATATGATTTGAACTCATACAAAAAAGTTATTTGTTTAATTCCATCGCAACCGTCGCAGTCTTTGAGCGTTAATTTTTCATTTAGAAATCCACCATCGCTGACTGTATAGGTTCCAGAGCATCGACATTTACCAGTATCAACTACGGCGTAAAAATATCTATTGCCTTTTGGCTGCTGGTAGAGCAACGCGACCGTAATAAGCGTTAATAGCAGTTTCATTGTTGTGATTTTAGATGTTTGTGTTTACTTTACATTAATTCCAGCAGTTCCGGGTTCAACATGATTAAACCGTTCTCACGCTTTATCAGTTCCAACTTGTTCAGGCGACCTAATGAATTAAGAAAGCCTCCACCGGATGGACTGTAAACCGTTTCCGTCATGCCGGCAATTTGGTCTTTAGTATATCCAGTATCAGGCCGGGCCAATAGCACTTCATATATCTCGCGCTCACATTTGCCCAGGTTATTTTTGTATGTTGATATGTCATAGGCTCTGCTGTCAACTTCCCCAATGATTGCTATTATCTGGTTTATTGCTGCGTTATTTACTTGCAGCTTTCCATCACGTATAATAAAACCAGCGGCACCTAACTCACCCAATGAATTAAGGAAGCCACCGCCGCCTGGTGAGTAATTAGTAGCGATTGCTACCTGCGCTTTGGAGAATGAGCGCTCTGGATATGTGGCAAGGAAACGGATTACCTCACGAGAGCATTTGCCCAGTGATGCTGCGCCGTTGACAGGTGCGGCCGCTGTCCTTGCTTGTGTAATATTTCTGCTAACAGGTTTTGTAACTGCAGGCGCAAACCTTATCTCAGGGATTATAGTTTGTATTGGTACATCCTGACCTACAATTTTATTAGCCTGATTGATTATGCCGGTGAGCGCGTGGCTTGCGGCTTCGTACAATTTTTTATAGGTCTTGGCCGATGAGACACTTTGCGCCAATTGCGTTTTAAGTGTTTCATTTTCTGCTTTCAGTTTATCAATCGCCTGCGTGTTGGCAAGTGCAACAGGTCCCTGCTTAGCAGGTATCTTCGCGGCCTTGACTTCTTTCCCTGCCTGCAGTTGTTTATTCATCTTGCTGACAAAGCCGGTTACATCCATGGCCAGCTTATTGATAACTGCGGCATCAGCATTGCTTCGTGGGTTGGGATGGTAGGTATTACGCGGATCAATCTTAATACGCTTCACCTGGTCAAGATGGCCAATTGCCCAACACTCTCCTTGCTGCAGTGTCGGAAGGGATTTAATGATGGCCGGCACACCATCCAGCTGTCGCAGGTCCAGCCATTGCTGAATTGATTTTAGAGAGTTCTTACCAACCTGTTTATGCAAAAGACTGAAGGCGCATATTTCCAGTATCGCTTTGTTGACCTCTTCCGCGCGCTGGTTTATAATGGTTAGGCCTAAGCGGGCGTTCCTGCCCATGCGCGCCAGACGTTCAATAGATGCGTATACCCTGCTTTGTTGTGGCTGTATGCGCTGGGGGATGAACTCTGCCGCCTCTTCGATGAATATGTGCCGGGCGCCATACGCTTTGTTCTCGTACATCAATACATCAATTGTTTCCTGCACAATCCGTATCCAGGTAGATTTATTTATCAGCTCAGGGGAATACAGGTCTATTACTAAGCTTACGTTTTCCTTCATGGCAGCGCGAACGATATCAACGGCGTTGTTTACTGTCAGGTGTATATCAGCGCCCTCACCGCCGGCGACAACGATGGGATAACCTTTGTGCTTACCGGTCCCAATCTTTAAGTTTTTCCACACTCCTACCGGGTCATATACAATGATGGGAATATTGTTTTCCAACAGCTCCTCCGCGGCTTTCATGGCAGTGTATGTTTTGCCGGCATCGCGGATGCCCAATATAGCGTTGCCCTGTGTGGCGTAATCGCTGACGGGGATGTTGAATCCTTTGGCTAAATGCAGTGAGTTTTCGGTCGACATATTACTTTTTGATTTTTCTGATTAACAATCCTCCCATTTCAACGTGGCTTTTTTCATCACCATGCAGGCCTTTCGTGGATGCTGGCTTGTACCACTCATATTCAGGCGGCAGTGATTGGTCACACCTGTACCAGGCCGACTTTGCGAACTCTGTACAATTGTGCTTTCCGTCATCATGCTTCTGCCGGCAGCGTAATACCATTGGGGTGGTCCCATCGTCTGTATCAATAGTTACCGTAACGTGGCCAGCCGGGCAGGTGTAGGTGTTAATTTTTCCTTTGAATGACATTTGGAGTATTTAAATTGAGTTATTGAACACAGGCGCTGCACAGATCTTCCTTCACCCAGCTGCACGGCTGCCCGGTCTTTTCAACACAAGCAGTACAGTTGACGTCAGTACAGCCGCACTGCCGGCAGATACGGTAATCGAAATCCCACAGGCCCAGTGAACCTTTGGCCGGAAATAGATTGGTAAATGCTGCTGGCTTGGATAGAAGCCACCCGTAACGGTTAGGAGAATAATCACCAAAATCCCTTTCCTCATTTCCCACAGCATCTTTGAGGATGCCGTCGTTGGTAGATATAACCCTGTCCAGGTTTACATAGCCAATTATTTTGCCCAGAGGCAGTTCCTTTAAATTCTGGAGTGCCTCCCAAAAAGGAAATGACTTGATGAGTTCCTTTTGTTCCCTACCCATCTTTTTGCTGGCATGGATAAGTAAAGGGCCGCGGTACTTTGTTGACCAGCTCCGTGTTTCAATTTTCTTGGCGCCAATAACAACCAGCGTTGCCCATGGCTGCAGCAGTGATAGTACTTTCATTGATTGAACGTTTGAAGCTTTACTTTAAAATTGGTTATGACCGGGTGGGTTACTATGTCGCCTGAATCTCTTCGTTCCAGGGAATAGGTCCACTCATAAAAAACAGAAGGGTCCTTTGTGGTCATGAATTGAATGAACTTGAAATTGTCACCTTTCCTTACATCTGAACTGTCAAAGACGTACGTTAGCCCGTCTTTGTCTACATACGTGTATTCACGATTGAAATAAGCGCTGAAGCCAATTCGGTAGTTAGCCGCAGGATTTTTATCGGCCCTATCCGCAGACAGGAAAACGACACCAATGATTATCGTTATAGCCCAAATGTGCTTTATCATCTTAAAATAGTTTTGTACAGTACCTGAATCCCTGGAACCCTTTTAATGTTCTCTTAAACGGGCAGCGTTCAAACGGTCCCACCAGGCACATGCGCGGCCACTCTATAGTGCCGGCGTCTGTTGGTGAGTACTTAAATGCCTTATTCTTTTCATACCACCCAAACTTCACACGTCCCCACAAACGGTTAAGGGTAATAATGTAAACATCAGCCACTTCAATCTTTGGCCACAGCTTCATTTTATGCATCCAGTAACTGTCTTCGTCGGCCATGGTCCCAAGGAAATATTTCATCATTGATAGCTGGCCACCGTTATTTGCCATCATTTCCCTGCCCATCGTAATTACAATACCCTCGGGGATTAAATTCGGGTCCTTTGAAAATCCTGTTGCTGTTATCATTAGTGATTATAGCTGTTGAACCCCAACTATGGGAGGTAATTAAATAACTCTGGATTATTTGGATTCCTGCCATTTCGTTCCTGCATAGCGAGGGGATGAATAGGCGATCCATCTTTACTTTTCCCAAAACACTTTGCATTTGGAAACATTTCTTTTAGTTCGCTGTCTCTTCCCTTCTCTTTTATCGCCTTAAATGTGCCATAGGCAAAAATAACATCGGTGCAATCGGCCGATGTAACCGTCAGTATGTTATTGTTCCATGCGTCAGACATCGGATTATGTTGCAGCAACACCGGCTTACTTGTTATGAAAGCAAAGCAATTCATCATGTAAAATCCACCATAACCTAGTTTTGATAACATGCGTTTCAATATCGAAATTGTCGGATCGTCTTTTTCGGCATTTGCATTTGAAGGATTGAGACCGATAATCATTGCTTTCGGTTTTGATTCATCCCAAATTCGCCAGAGCTTGTAACGATACTTTCCGTCGTTTGAAAAATCTGCACCCTTATTTATGTTTTCGAATAATTCCATAGTGGTTTTGTTCTTTTGGGGATGAATAGGTAGATAGCTGTCCTATCATTTCACATTCAAATTCATTAATTCGGTGGCCAAGCCATACGGCGATCGGTTACTGTAGACTGCCGGCGCCCGGACATCTCGAACCGGTTCGGGCTCTGGCATGGCCTTATGCACAAATACTTTATTCTCTTTTGGCTTATAGGGCCCACGCCAGTTGGACCTGACTTTTTTAATAGGCAGCTTGTTGTTGTGGCAGTAATTGTAGACCGTGGGCTTACTTACATCCAAGGCCTTCGCCATATCCGGGACACTCATCTCCTGGTGATTTGCCCGGATGAATGCTTCCTTCCAATCATCCATTTTGTTACAGAGGTTCGCCATTGTATAAATAGTTTGGTTCTAAATTTGGTTTTTCAACGCTGCTGAACACAACAAACTTCTCGACCTCTTTGAAGTGCAGCAGCAGTGTTGCATTCTCGTTGTTAAACTTGTCGAGGAACATTGTCACCAGTCTTTCCCTTACCTCTACCCGCTGTTGCAGGTTCATCCCTTCGACGTTGATATCGTCGTATTCTGCTACGGGATACCGGATCAGGAACTGGCCCTTTGAATGCATCTCTATCCACATGCTGCTGATTTAAGGGTTTTGAAATACTCGGCCACTGCCAGGCGCATCAGGTTCTCACGATCCTTTACCACGGCTTCGCTTTGCCGGCCGGCTTCATAATCCTGGCAGAGCGCACCTTCTGAATAAACATTACTACCCGTCAATGACTTAATTCTCTTGCGAATAATTGTATCATCGATGGTCACCAATCCGAGATCTTCCAGTGATTTAAAATGATCCGATGTGATAAGTTTCATATCCAGCTGGCCATCCATGTAACGCTCTTGCAGGTATTCGATATCCACATTTCGCGCCTGGTTTCCTTTCGTTCCCGCTGTGCCTTGCTTCTGTATAGTCACATCGAATTGTTTCTCCAGGTTTGCCAGCAGGAAATGCTTCGATAGCCAATCATCACTAAACGCTGACTCGAGGAACAAGCGCAGCCGTTTTGTCGCCTCAGCTTCACTCCATTCAACTTTTTTCGCCCCGGCACGTTTCTTCAATCTCTCAATGATGCGCTTAAAAATTTTCGGGTCCTGCCCAGCAAAGCTTGGTTCTACTTTAAACTTTGCTTTTCCGAAATCAAACCATACAGCGACAAGCTGTTTCCAAAACGGTTCCGTTTCTTCTTCAACCTTAGCTCTGCCCTTCTTTTCCGGCGCTGGCGGAGCCGGCGCACCTACGGTAGTTTGATTTACTTTACTTTCTTTTATTTTATTATCCTCTACTTTATTTTGCGGGTTCTTCTCTGGAACTATTGAATTGTTCCGCGGAAGAATCGGCTTTTTCCTTGGAACAATCGTTATGTTCCCGGAATCAGCAGGTATTTCAATTAAAAGAAAGTCTTCAGAAAACTCAATAACCGTCCCCTTTCTTCTTCGTTCCGCTGTGGCATCAAGGTAGGTCTGCTGCATCTTTGCACTGGTGAGGACTTTGAACTCGTCATATAGCCGCTTATCAAATAGACCGCGGCGCAGACAACTGTCAATGACCCTTTGAACCGTTTGCAAATCTTCCTTACAGGTATCGGTAGCAAATACTTCGACCTCATCAGATATACTGCAGTCGTAGTAATATCCCTTACCCATATAGGCCTCATCGAGCAGGCATTGCCATACCCAGTAACCGGTACCCTTACAATCGGATACCAGCAGGCGCACCTTTGAATTCATGGTGTGGCCACATTTCATTTTATAATACAGTATGCCAGGATCGGATTTCCTACCCATCAGAACATTGGTTTTTGCTCGTACTTCTTCTTAAACGATTCCTTCGTATATCCCAGGGATTGCAAGATGCGCCCAACAAACTGGTCCAGCGCCTCCTCTTTCTTTTTTGATTCACTGAGCACCTTCCTGTTGCCGCTGAAATAGATATCCTGTATATCCCTTACAGCGATAACCTTCTGCAGCAGGCTTTCCAGCCGTTGTTTAAACACAGCATCTGCAGCAGTGGCGTCCTTTACAACATCCAATAGTTTGGCAGTTATATCTGTCCTGTTGAATACTCCTTCCTGGAAAAGGTCCACAGCTTTTGCAACTTCTGTTTGTATTTGCTCAGGTGTCATCACTGGATTTTTATAGGGTTAACAATAAAGCTGTCGAGATTCACGTAGCAGCCATGATATTTAATCATACCCTCACGAAACAATTTCCATAGTAGGTTGGTACCGAACTGAGCCAGTGTGCTATTTATAAACAAATCCTGACGGTTAATTGCTTGTGCAAGCGAGCAGCTGGGTCCCTCGTCTTTCTCTATCATCTTTTTCAATGCCGGGAATAGTTCAATTACATTTCTCAACCTGCGGGAAGTTTGATACTGTCCCTTTGGCTGTACAATCTTGTCGCATACAGTTCCCAGCACAGCCTGGCCAGTCTTCTTATCGTTTCCAAGGTCCAGCCAATACTTATTTTTTAAGGTGGGCTCATCGCTGTTGCGAACATCTTTGAACGTCGCTGCAATTTCTACCCGGGCGCTGGCAGTATCAACGCAACTGATGGTTATATTAGCCCGGCGCTGACCTTTAAAATTGTGTGGCTTCGCTTCCCAGGAATAGCCAAAGAACCTGTTTATACGACCGGTAAGCACCATGGCCTTATTCAATCCGATATCAGCAGAAGAGAACAATTGCCTGCCAATGTTTGCAGAACTCACCCTATCGCCGTCCCAACTGTACACATGCATACCCGGATGACCGAATGAAATCAATGCTTCATTCATCCTTGCGAGGTTTGTCAGCACCTGGCTACCGGTACCGCCAAGGCCAATAAGGTTTACCGTGATTAAATGCGGGGGATTCAGTAAATAATTATCAGTGTAATGGACTTTCATAGCTATAAAATATCGGTTAGGGTTTGCCCTTTAATTAATACCAGTTCCGAAGTCTTAAAATCACTCCACTTTGTTTCCTTCCCGATCAGTTGCTTCCACAAAAGCGTTAGGTTTGATTTCGTTGGATTACCATTCTGCGCTAGGTGCGAAAATTCACTCAGCCAAAACATATCCTCCCAGTACTTCATAATGGAATCGTAGGTCTTTGTATCCGGCCGTTTGACTTTTGCACTTCCGAGGCAGACGTCACCTTCACTGTTTACATTATGGAATGGCGCCTTGTACAGCTTAGTAGAATCTACCGGCCGGCTTGTGTCGGTAATAGCATACACTGAAAGAGAGCTCTTCTTTGCATGATATATCAAAGCAGGGACCCATGCGGTGCCAGAAGGAATATGTAATCCGGGAGAGAAAAACAGTTGCCTCTTTTCTTCAAGCCGGTACCATATCAGTTCATGATTTCCACCAGGCAGTACTTCAAACTTTAAAAGGCTCTCTGGTATAATGCCACCTACCTGAGCACGGTTGGCACGGTCATCGAAAAACACATCTACTATGCCATTTAAGGTATCCTGCATAAGGGGCCGACCTTCCAGTAATTGACCCTTATCATTTACAACGTGGCTCTCCAGGTAATAATCATCATTGTTGGTCACGCCTCCTTTGTAAACTACGATGGCCAGCTCTGGCTTATATGACCTTAAAAGCGCCTCAGTTCTTTCGTTCATAAGAAGTAATTAAAACGTTTGTTCTATCAAAGAATTCGGACATCTGTTTTGGCCATTGGCCTTGCTTCATCAGCTTCTCAAAATCAAACTTGGTGGTGGTAGTATCGATTACCTGGGAGCAAAAAGGAATCTGCACGCCTTCCTGTGCGGTGGCATCAAGGCTATCTTCGTGGTCCTTGGTCACTGTACAGTCGAATTGCCATATAATGTTGGCCTGGCAGTCGAGTTCAAGGAAGATGAGCCCATCGATCTCACCATTTGGGAAATAACTGAAGTCACTTATTCCATTGCCAGTCATTAATAACGCCCCCAGTTTTATTATATCGGCAACCGGATGTTTTTTAAATCGAGTGGCTCTCTTCAACAGATCTGCCTGCTTCAGCAATGGTGCCTTTTTAATAAGCTTCTGATATTTTTTTGCGTCACCATTTTTATAGCAGGCAATATCTTCTTTGTATTGTTCCTCTTGTTCTTCATCCAACTCTCCTTCAATATCTAATAAACGTTCCCGAGAGTACTCCAAATCACTACCCATGAATCCCTGCCACCAAAAGTCTACACCGGTAGCCTTCGCAAATGAGCGCAGGAAGGAAAGGAAAAGATCATGCAAACGCTTGTTTTGGCTGGCCAGCTTTTTGACAACCCTGCCAATTTGAAATACTCGCCATCCTTCGCCCATAAAACATTCTTCATGCACTACCAGATAATGACCGTTGTCGCCAAACTCAATATTGAAATCAAACTGCTCAGGTATCATCTTCCGGATGTTCCTGAGCGCATAGCTGACATGCAACGGAAGGTTGATACCAGGATCAGAAATAAATGGTTCTACCTTTTCACCTCGAAGGGCAGCACTCATGTTGGTATATATTTCCCAGATATCCTCATGCAGCATCAATAAAGAAACCACCTCGTTGCTATCCTCCTGCCACAAGCCTTCCCTCTGAAAGAACACAACAGGTCCGGGTATCTCCTTAAATTTTATGCTATGAATGGAATCTCCGATGACGGTAGTAGTATCCGCACTCTCTCCAATGCATCTCCCGCGAAGAGTCTTTTGTCTGGCAACTCTGCGATTAACACTTTGCCCAATCTTTCGTGCAGATCCTTTATTGATAGCTTTTTTCGGCATGACTTTTTGAAATCCTTTTTCTTTTTCATCCCTTTGTTCCTACAGTTGTTTTGAATTCATAGATGGCCGTATCCCCTTCTATTTTTGGGCCATCAACAGTACACGTGGTGAGTTCCGGATGAGACGTCGTGTAGAATTGTACGACCTCATCGACTGTAAACTCCCGGTTAGGATCAACCAGTTCTACCTGCTTACTATCCTTTTTGAACTTAAAAACGCGTTTGAGATTTGTTACTTCGAGTGGCATGGCTTA